ACCAAAAGCGGCAGTGCCTACCATCAATCCTATTGCTAATGGTCCAAAATATTGTTTTAATTTAGTATCAGGGTTTAAAGTATCTGCACCACCAATGCTTTTTAAAAAATATCTTTGTTGGCTTGTAAGAAATACAAGTTCAGTATCTCCATTAATACCCTTTGATGCTAAATCAGTGTAAAGTAAATTTGTCAGCCAAGTTTTTATAAACTTGGGGATTATACGCATAACCCACTTAAACATTTATGCTCCTTTAGTAATTACTAATGTCTAGTTTACTCTGATTTGGTGGGAGTTTCAACTCCCTCTCCATGCATCTCATCATATAAACGACCTGTATATTGATATTCACCAACATGAGTTATGTAAGACATTATGTAACAATACATTTTGCCACCAATTAATGACCATAATCTACAAAAAGCAAAGTCCTCACCCAAATACTTTTTGGTTTCAGGATCATAGTAAGTATCAAAAAAATTATAAAAATGGGGTCTGTCAACGTGCTGACCATCAATTGTAGTTTTTTGGATTATCTGCCTGTCTGGGTATTCTTTTATTAATCTACTAAATACATCTCGTTTAATTAACATACAACCAGTAGGACAATGTGTTGCTTCAATTAAACCTTTTTCAATCTTAATATTTGTATTTTCATCTTTTATTAATAATGGATATTTAAGAATGTGATGCTCACATTTATCAGGGTCACTGATATAGCCCTTTTGTATCTTCTCCATAAGCACATCCCATTGAGCAGTTTTCATAGGATAAGGTATTGATACTAAGTCTTTGTCAAACTCTAATAATCGTAATACAGATTTAGGGTCAAAAGCAATGTCAGAATCTACAAACAACATATGTGTAAAATCTGTGTTTAAAAAATAGCTAACACATAAATTTCTACCTTGTGTAATAAGCGAAGACTTCATCATCTGAAACATAACTCTGATGTTTCTTTTCATACATTCTTTTTGTAGTTCAAGCATAGTCTGTGCATAATGCATTGACACATCACTGTGTACAGGAGTTGCAACAAACAGACTTATAGGTTGTTCTTTTTTTAACCAAATAGGTTTATTGTTTTGCATCTAGAACACCCTGCAAAAAAGTTGACCATTCTAAAGCTTTTTTATCCCAAGAATAAAAACGTTTAATATAATTTTGTTGTAAATCTAAATGATTTTGGATCGCTGGTTCGTGGAGCATGTCCCGGCAAGCTTTAATACCCTCTGCAAATTGATGAGCCAAGTTTACTAGATTGGTTTCATAATTTACAAATACAGGAAACTCAGCTCCTGTTTCATATAGAGCACCATAGTTAGTGACAATACAATACAGACCTGCGGCCATAGATTCTAATAATGAAATACACGATGTTTCTTCCCAAATGCTTGGATAAGCAAACATGTGGTAATGAGGTAACTTACTCAAAACAAATTCATTAGGCCTGTAACCAATATAATTTACATTTTTTAGGTTACGAGCTTGGTCATACAAATCAACATAACTATCATCATTATCTTCTTGAAACTCTTTACCGTAAATTTCACAACTACTATAGACATCTAATTCAATATTCTCGTTTTCTAATAACTGCATTGTAGCTAACAAAACATTTAAACCTCGCCAAGGTGTAGGATGAAATATCATTCGTAAAGTATCACCTTTTTTGTAGGGAGTTCTTTTAGGAAAGTGTGTTACACCATTTTTAATAACATGACATCTATCAGTGGGTATATCATAAAGATCTCTAAACTTTTCGTAGTTCCAACTTGAATTAAACACATACCAATCATACTTACTGTGATTGTCTTTATCTTGAAACCAAGGCGCTATGTTAGGTTGATTAGGAGCATTTTTTTGCCACAGTATATTTACTTTGTTTTTATCTAAAGGTATTTTTTCGGGCACTGAGGTGCAAATAGAAAACTTATTAAGTAAATCGTCATCAACATATTTACTTAAAAAGTTATGTTGAAGTTCAGTCCCACCTAATGGTGTCAATCTGTTTCTCCATCCAATGATAACTCAGGGACGATAATGTTAACGTCCCGCTGTATGTCGCTCTCACTTGTGTCAGTGGAGCTATCTTGGATGTCTTTCTTTGCCTCATCTTCATCTTTATAAACTTTACCAGTTTTTTTATTTTTGATGATAACTTCTGATTTGCAATGTATTACGTCCATAGTCTTAAATACCAATATTTTTTAACAATTGCAAATAAATTATCCATTTTCCTGAGAGCGATCAAGTAGAGCATACGACACTATACCTTGTATTTCATTAGCAGTGCCTGCTGTCATTTTTAAAATATCACCCTCTTCAAGTACAAGTGTTTGTGATATAACTTGTCGTGTTGTATTTGCGGCAATCGCAGCATTATCAATTCTAAATGTAGCTGATGCACTTGTGTCTGTAACCTGAGTAGCTAAATTAACTGCGGAGCCACTAGAACCATTATGAACTTGTATCTGTTTAACTAAACAACGACCATTAGCTGGTGCTGTCAAAACACTTGTTGTTCCTGTAGTTGTGAGTGAAAACCCTTGATTTTTATACTGTATTGTCATTAGCTCATAAAGAAATTAAAGGCATCTTGTTCATTTTTCAAATCATTTTGATAAGCAAAATTCAATTGATTTACTAATGTTTCAATACCATAGGTTATTTGTCTTTGGTTTTGCACCACATAATCCTCATTTAGTTCTGGAATAAGTATGTTAATTTTAGCCAACTTTTCTCGCTTTCTTTAGAGCTTCCTTTGCTTTTTTTGCAATGCTAACAACTTGAGTTTTACCCATCACTTTAGCACGTTGTTCCATAACAGTAAGTATTTGTATTTTTCGTGCATAAGGTTTATTAATTTTTTTTACCTTAGCAACAGTTTTTCTGGCATCAGTAGGTGTGGCAAATTTTATACTTACTGTATCTTTTGGATTTTCGTCAGTATATAAACGTCTACCAGACTTCTTAGGTTTTTTACCTGTCCCAACTTTAGGATCTCTTTTTGTCATCTTCTACCATCAGGTTGTACATCAGCTCTGAATGCCCCAAATCGCCAAGACTGATCAGTTGATGTGTTTTCTATTTTAACTGATGCTAACCTACCTCGTGCTCTTGTGTCAACTTTTTTTGTGCTTGAACTTATAGTAAAGGGCCCAAGAGGTGAGGATGCTTCTGTATCTGATGGAAAGTCTTTAAGGTTTATAGTAATCTGTGCGTTACCATCAAGCTTACCAAAATCAGGTATAAATCTTCTAATCTTAGTAAAAAATTCACCAGCTGTTCCTTCCATATCCATTTCAAAATCACCAGATTCTATGAATGCATTGATTGCAGTTTTATTACCTAAAACATCAAGTTGATTACTTCCTGTTTCATGTTTGTATAATGTAGCTGCACCAAACTCATTGGTAATCCCATTTATAGATACAGTAGGAAGACCAGAAGAATTATATTCTGTTGCGTATGGATTATCTAATACATACTTGTCACTGTAAGCAGTTCGAGCTAAAGAACTTGTTGTCCACAAAGCTTCTCTATAATTTAAAGTAACACATCTATCTATTTGTGTAGATCCATCTTTACAGTAAAACCAATTTATTTCTGTAAATAAAGTATTGTATCCTGCAAAAACTTGTTCACTTTGACCAAAATTAAACCCTAAATCGTCATCTGTTTGTGTTGTAAATACAAAGTCCTCTACAGTACAATTTAGTTTTTTTACAGAACCACCATCATACGCATAAAAACCACCAGACTTACCCATCCAATACATAATACCATCTACATGCACTAATGAATGTTGTGACATCGCTCCACAGTTTGAACCTACTTGTCTAATTGAAAAGGTAAAAGGCGGACCAACAAACTGCATAATGTAAGCAGATGTATCCGTAACAACAAATATATAGTCTTTACCTCTAGCTGCACTAACTATCTTTGAGCCACTATCTAATTGAAAGGTTCCTGCTGTGTTTGTAGATACAGGTACATAATCTGTTCTATCTTCTTGATCTGAAAAACGAATAAACATTTTATCTTGTGTGTTTATATTTCCAATAGTTGTTTCTGTGCCTAAATGAATTAAGTGCCTATCAGTATCTGATACAATTGTCATAACACTTGCTGTTGGGTTTGTGGTGACAGCAGTAGCTCTTGTAGTCACACCACTCGTAGGGTTCCATTCAAACGTACCACCATTTTTAATTGTTGCTATTAGTATAGTTCCATAATTATCCAAAGACCAATTACCTGGTTCTAAACTTGTGGCAGACGCTGCTGTTGCAGAACCCCAACCATTAGAACCACTCCATGTGCCTGTCCCCCAACCAAAACCTAGTGTTTGTGTAGCTGAACCAACAGGGAAATAAGATTGCACTGTGCCTGAACCTGCTGCTGTCATACCAGAACCAGATTCACTAGAAGGCATTGTAATTGTAAAACTGTTTGATGCTGCTGTAATAATCTGAAAAGGATTATCAGTAAAATTAGCGGCAGTAAATCCTGTACCACTACCAGGCATGGTGACTGATGAAAATACAACAAACTCACCTGCTGTTAAATTGTGAGAAGTTTTGTTGACAGTCACTGTTGCAGAGCCATTTGTGGAGGTGAAAGTCAATCCTGTTATTGCAGTTTCAAGCGGACTAATATCATAAATACCACCACCATAAAATAAGAATAAACCTTTACTTGTGCCTATGGCTATGTATTCTGTTCCATCTCTGTCAGTCCAGATATGTGTTGCTCTTGCCACACCAGGCATTGTTGTAGCTACAGCTTGTTGCCAGCCACCTATTTTCTCAGGTTCACCATAACGAAAACGAACAAAGTCACCATCTGTCCATTGATTAGATGCTTCACTCTTTGTTATTTGTTTATTGAAACCACCTTTAAAGGGAATACGAATTAGAGGCATGTCACCTCGCAGTCACAGGGTTTGTGCCATCCCCAACGAATGGATGTTCAGCAAAGGCAAAATATAAATATGTTTGTCCTGAAGTATTATGCCATCCACTATTACCATATACTTTAAATCCATTTGAAAGTGCAATTATACCTTCACTAATACCATAATCATAATCAGCATTGGTCACATCAGGTCTTAATAAAAAGCCTTGACCATTATAAGCATTTCTTTTTGTATCATAAATATACCAGCCCTCAGCATCTGTTGCTTTCCACATAACCCAAGCTGGTCTAAAGCCTGTGTATATAAATGGACCATCACTTGATGACCCATTACCAACATAGGTACTAAATTTACTAAAGCCATCCACTTCATGCCACGCATAGCAAATCATTTTATCACCACTCATATTTGTATTAAAATTAGAACCTAAGTTTATGACACTAGATGTTGGAAGAGTATTATTAAACATGGTCGTAGAGGTGTCAATTGCAAGACTAAGATTAAGATATATAAGTTGATTAGCTGCAAAACTTTTGTGCCACACAATCCAATAACCATTTGGTGAGTGAGATTCTAATGCTTTAATCATGAACCAATCTGGAGTTTGTGATAAACCATGTCCGATAGTGGCATTAGCTTCTGTCCCTGTGTACTGTATAATTGAGAAGCCAGCCGTGGAATTAACTTGGGTGGTTGTTGTGATTGAACCATCTCCATTACTTGCAGTGGTGCCCCCGTTAGCCACCCAGTTCCAACTTACAAAACGACGACCACTACCATTAACAGGGTCACCATCTAAAACTTCAAAACCACCCTTCAATGGATTTCTTAATCCAGCAGTTAAAAAAACTTCTGCACCATCTGAATTAGAATACAAAGCATTTTCATAACCACGACTTGAGTTCACAAGATAATGATTTGTTGCATTATCTCTATCTTTTAACCAAGTAAATCCACTTATGCCTTTATCCGTTGTAGGCATATTGTCTTGTCTTAACATTTTAAAACCAGTAGGAACACTATGATAAAAGTTTCCATTACCGTCTCCATCTGTATTACCACCTGCTGTTTCATTACCATCAAAAGTAGGATTATCACCAAAGTTCCAATTCCAAGTATCACTACTTGTAACTGCCATAGCTGTAAAGATAATTCTTCCAGGTCGCAATATAGATGTACTTCCAATTAAACTTCCATTGTTACCATAAAATGAAACTAAACTATTATCTACATCAACTGCGATACCAAACACATCCCCTGCTGCAAGTGAATATGTAGGATTACTTGTTACAACTTGTGCATCCAAAGTTGATGATACTAAATAATTTGTTCCTGTTGAAACCCATAGTCCAGCACCACAACCATCACCATTTGATAGTTGACCTCCTGGATAAAAATTGGCGGAGTTATCCCAAGAGTGCATATCCTCTTGAATGTAAATACCCATAGTAATCACATTACCACCACCATTAGTAGATGTTCTTACCTCTGCATACCATTTACCAGAATTTGGTCTTAATGTTGAACACATTGGATAACCAGCATTAGTGCCTGTTGCTGTATATTGTAAATTACCCTGTGCTTGTGTAGTGTTATAACTAGGATTGTATGGTCTCATTGTGGGTAGATTATTTGTAGGTGTGTCATTTCGTTGGTCTGTAGCTACGAGGTTTGTGACACTGAAATCATTTGTGTTTCCACTAGTGTCATCACCAAGAGCACTTGATGTCCCAAACTGTAATCTAAATCCGTTACTACCATATGTAATACCAGTTAATGCTTTGGGTATCCATCTGCCAGTTGAGGTGTCAGTGACACCAAAGGTATCTGGTCCAAGTGCTGTACCATCTACAAAATTATATTCAGCAATATAACCATCATAAAATCTTTGGCTACCTACATTTGCACCAATATAATGAGTGCTAGTATTATTAAAATGAAAACATTCACCATTTAATGCTGGGTCTGTTTCAGTAGAAAAAGATGTTATTAAATCACCATCAACATAAATTTTTACTCTATCTGATGCTGAAGATTGAGTTGTATCAACAGCACATACAATGTGATACCATTTACTGGTATCTTCAAAGGTTCTATTTGTTATGTATTGAAATAAATAAGAACCACCATAACTATAAAATCTTATTCTATTACTACTATCAAAAAGTAATTGGTCTACATTGTTACCTGGATTTGTACCAGCATTAAATAAATCATTACCATTTGATGTATCAAAAACACCTCTTTTTACCCAACCAGAAAAAGTAAATGTTCTTCTATTTCCTGTACCACTTGGTGTTCTACTTAGGTAGCCACTATCGCCATCATTAAACATACAACTTTTAGCTATCGTGCCGTTATCTGTAAAAGGTACGAAGCTACCCACAGTTTGTCCTTGTCCATTTCCAGAATAAACCACTGGAAAGAAATGTTCTTTGCCGTTTGGTATTGTTGGTGCTGCCATATTAACTCCCTAAATTAGTTGTATTTATTGCATTATCCTCAGTAATCCCAGATGGTGTTTGAGTCCATTCAGCTTGTGCAAATCGTGCAGTACCGTTCCTTGTGCCATATAATAAAATATATGGACTTATAAAACCTGTTCCCCCAGTATTAAATGCTTGACTTCTTGTTCCTTGACTAGCACCATTTTTATACCACTCTACATTATTTGAAGATGTATCCGTGTTTATCTTACAACCAATCACATCTCCTGTTGTATAGGTAGCACCATAAGAACCAGTACCACCATTTGCATAATAGAGTCCATTTAAAGCATATGTTACCCAACCTTCAGTATCACCACTAGAATTGTCATCACTCATACTTCTATTAGATTCTGACCAACCTACACTAAATTGACCACTACTTGAACCTGCTGAATCAACATATACTTCATAATACCAAGTACCACTATTTAAAGGCACTTGGGCAGTTGTAAGACCACCTTTCCAAGCAGCACTGGCAGTGGCTGCATTTAAATTACCATTAGAATATACTTGGGCTGAACCTGTAAGAGGATTCCATGTAGCATGATTATTTGTTGGTGTGTCGGTTTTTTTATCATCTGCTGCAAGTCCACTTGTCGTGAAATTATTACCATTTCCTGAACTGTCTGTTCCTAAAGCAGACGAGTCTGCTCCTTTAAGATAAAATCCATTATTTCCAAACGTCAAACCACTTACAT